TTGGATATTATTGGGGATTTTTGCGAGATAGGAGGTATTATCTCTATTTTTATTATGTTCGTTTCTATAATTGATATAATGTTTGGCGGTTTCAAAATATTTAAAAATCATTAGAGTTTTTTCGACTAAATCTTGGATTTCTTCAATATCATAAAGTTCTTTATGAAGTTCATTATTGATATGTGAAAGGATTTCATCAATATTAGGATTTTCAATATTGGTATGATTAAATGCTTTTAGAAGAGCATTCTTAATTTTATTCATATTAAAAACTTCAATAGTATTATCTCGTTTTTTGATATTCATAGGTTTTTTATAAATTACATATTAAATATAACTTTTAAATAAAAATTTATATGTAATAAGTAAAATGAAAATAAAGTCAATTATTCTAAATGTTTTATTCATCATAATTTTAATATGTTTAATTTATTTCTTTATCTATTTAAACAATAGTAATTTCGAGAATTTTGAGTGTGGTTTTGGTAATCCACAAGCAGATGAAAAATGTGATACATCAATAGATCCAACAGATATTCTATCTGGAACTCAAATTATAGTATCAACTGATTTTGTTCCAGAAGTTCAAGAGACGGTTTTTAATGGAAAATATTATAATACTCCTTTAAGTAGTGCTGATTTTGGATATGTTTTAGCAAAAGTCGCACATAATACCGAAGGAAAATCATTTATTCCTAATTTTAAAGATGGATATTATTGGATAAATATTAGAAATGTAGGAACTAAATTTATTTATTGTATTATGGATGAGGATTATTGGGGTGGTGGATGGATGTTGGCGATGCGTTCTGTATATGGAAGTAAGAATTTTTCATATGATTCAGAACATTTTAAATCTGCGACTACATTAAACGCATCATCAAAATATATAAAAAGTATAATTCCTGAGGATTGGAGAAATGATGATAATTCAGTAGAATTAAGAAAGAGTAGTATTGGAGATGAAATATATAAAATTTCTAATATTGACCCAAATAGATATGATGCTAAATTTGATACTTTTAATTATTCAAAAGCGGTTGAATGGATGGCAATATTTTATGTGAAAAATCCTCAAACTAATGAAAAGATTATAGGAGGCGATTTATTAGCACCTAAAAATAAAAGAGGATGGATATGGCGTGAGAAGAATGTGCAAATTAAGGAAACGAAGAGTAATTTGGAACAAGTTGATAAACCTTTATCTGCTCTCGAATTATTTAATTATCTTGATAATCCTAATAATGTAGAACAAGTAAGAGATTTAACATTAAAATATAATCAATATGGATACGCACAAAATATAGGAGGAAAGTTTATAAATGCTCGTGGAAATACGAATACATTTAATAATCAAATATTTTCATCGCAACCTGTGGGAGATGATAAACGAAGCTTTTATGGAATTAATTATCATTCTCATCAACCATTATCACATATGCGATGGGGATTTAATTTTAATGATAATAAAACTGATGATACGAATGATGCTTTTGGTGGAATAGGTTCAGCATATAAAACCCAAGATAGTAATGAAGGAACATATAATCGAGATGATAAAGGATTTTCGGCAGGTAATTTCGAGATGCAAGGAAAGGATAGTCAGGGTCGTTTTATAGATCAGAGTAAATTTTTTGATAGACCAGTAGATCCAACTTTAAGAACAAGGTCATACGCTGTTGAATGGTATGTGCGAGAGAAAAGTTATTGTGTTTAATAATTATAAGGAGTTTTGATGAGATTAATAATCATTTCTTTTTCATTATAGAGATTAATTCTTTCGTTAATTTGCGAGAGTTCTGTTTGATTATTGCTTTTATTTCTTTTTTTAACAAGATTTAAATAATCTTCTTCGGTTATTTCAGGTAGTTCATACAACTTATTAATTAGATATTTCTTACTAATCATTTATTTATCTATTTGAAAAAAATTTCATAATTTTTATTAGAATTTTTTTTAATTTTGATGATAGTTGATGAAGTTATACTCATTTTATCTTTATCGATATTTTTTTGAAAAGCGTATTTGAAGATATTATGATGAAAGATGTTAATTTCGTCATTTGTGATATTAAAGAATTTATTATCCATATTAATTAAAAAATCTTTATAATCATCATTAAGAATTGATGGATTTTCATTAAGAAGTTCAATTGAATAATGAATAGATTTTAGATAAGTATTAAATAATTCTATGATTTGGATGAGGATATAATAAATTGCTAATTTAAATTCATTAATTTTAGTTAATTCATCTTTATTGATATTCGTCATTTGACTAAAATTTGCGAGAATAATTTCTTTATCTTTATTAAGACCATTTTTGATATTAAATTTTTGAATATCGAAGAAATTATTATTGGAATGTTTTCTAACTTTTGTTTTCATATAATTAGAGATATTTTCATAATCATAAATTTTATAAAAAGGCAATTGAATTTTATGAATATCTACATTAACTATAAAAAATTCGAGGATTTTAACAATTCTTTTTTTCTCTTCATTAAGGATATTAATCATTTCATCTCGTTTATTTTTCAAATCTTCATCAAAATCTTTATCAATTATTTCAAATTCTTCTTGATTTTTAATAAAAGAGATTATATCAATTTTATCAGGATTATAATCAAAAATGCCATTAGTTATTAGAGAAGATGTATTATTATAAAGCGATTGATTAATGATATTTTTGATATAAATTAAATAAAAATAAAAAATTGTTTTTAAATATATTCGACATTTTTATAACAATCTTTAAAGTTGAAGGGATTTCTAAACGGACATCTAATTTCGATTAAATTTTCAGCATTTCTATATTTCTTTCTTTGTTCTGTTTTAAGATAATTGATGAAACAACATCGATGAATAATATTCTTATTTTTTGGATTGAAGTTGAGAGAGATTAGTGGTTGTTTATTATCAATATTATCGAGACAAATATAGCATCTATGTTCTTCTTTAATTTCTTTGAATGAAATCGGTGAGAATGGAACATTCGTGATATTCCACGAGAATTCACCTCTATCAATCATTTTAATAATCCTGAAACAATTGATATATTCGGTATTTATAGAATAGACGAAGTTTCTAACAAATTGAGTACGAAAGTTTATCATATCTTCTGTGATTTTATTTATATATTTAGATTTCTTTGTGAAAGTCATCGTATCGAGTGGAGTTCCTGTGCAATTTGATGGACGAATATTAACAATTCCATTATTCTTTTCCATTACGAAGATATTTGAATGAAAATCGAGATTGTAGAATGGAGGTTCCATAGAACCTGTATATTTCTCGAATGAATAATTATCAATAACCGCTGACATATCACAACTAATAACATCAATTTCTAATTTAAGACGAATACCTGAATAGGAAATTGTTTGACCGATTTTAAGTTCAATAGTTAATTTCGTATGTTTAAGATTAAGATAGGAATTGACATAATTGAAACAATTGAAATTAGGTGAATTTTCGATATTTCTCGTATAAACATATCCATTTAATAATTTAACGAATGTTGTGATGTCTTCTATAAATTCAGGAACAATCACACTATTTTTAAAATAGATGTCAATATCATTTGGAATAAGAAGTCTTGCTGATGTTTCAGGATGATATTCATTATTCCAATATTGTTGTTTATCAAGTTGTTTCTCAATAAATTCGTCTCGAAAATGTGTTGCAACAATTTCATCTCTAACGAGACCACCGAAAATAATTCCTTTTTTATTAAGACCAATATTCTTGATTTTATTAATTAATTGACGCTTTTCTTTGGCATAAATGATTTTAATAGTCTTATCACACATCTTGGATAATTTTCTTTTTAATTTAAAGAAAATCATTTTTTATTTATGAAAGAATGTTTATGAAGAATGTTATGAGATTTATATGAATATTTATGGAAGTTTATAGAAGTTTATGAAGAATATGAATATATTTAAATTAATTTTCTTAAAATATTTTCATTTACATTTCATTTACATTTCATTTACATTTCATTTACATTCACATTATAAATTCATAATAAATACAATTGATATTCATTATATTCTGTAATATTTATAATATATTTCATTATAAATACTAATTTGAGAATTCTAATAAATTTTATTATATTTATTGTATTTATTAAATTTCAATAAATTTGATTATGAAGTCTTAATTTCGAACTGAGCTCAAATCAATAAAAAGATAGAACTATTCCTGAACCATATTGAAATATGTTGTGTGCTTATCGTAGAATATTCATTATAAATTCATAATAAATACAATTGATATTCATTATATTCTGTAATATTTATAATAGATTTCATTATAAATATAATTTTAAAAATCTAATATATTTAATTATAAAAACTTATTGTATTTCTTAAATTTCGCGCTTGCGATGCTTCGCTCGCCTGAAAGGCACGCCGAAGGCAATAAATTTGATTATGAATTTTTAATTTCAAACAGAGCTCAAATCAATTAAAAATATAGAATATATCTTATTGAAATATGTTGTGTGCTAATTTTTTAACAAATTATATAATAGATTTCATTTTAACTTTCTCAAATATAATTTAACTTTTAACAAATTATAGAATAGATTTCATTTTAACTTTCTCAAATATAATTTTAATTCAATTATAATAAGGATGTTTTTAATAGATGATTATTCATTACATTTGATAGATTTGGAAAATATTGATTTTAAGGATAAAGTTCTAAACAATTTATATTTAAAAATGTTGAATAATGAGATTACATATGAAGAATATTATGATGGAGATGAGAATAATTATTATTGGAGTTTAATAAAACTCTATTCATTTTATTTATATATCAAACAAAAAACGATATAAAGATTAGATTTTTATATTTAAATATGCTTTCGTAGCTCAGTAGGTTAGAGCGAATGACTGTTAATCATTAGGTCGTGAGTTCAAGTCTCACCGAAAGCGATATTTCTTATTTTTTTGATTTCTTAATAATAGAAAAATGTGGTCTTATTTATTTGATGATGATATATCAAGATTTATAAAAAAGGATGAGATAGATGAATATGGAGATTATTCTTTGGATGAGAGAAATATTGAGAGATTTTTGAGAGAATGTGATGATAAAATTCGACCAATAATAAGGAAGATAATAGAGAATACTAAATATATAAGTTTCAGGGAATTTATGAGGAGTTTATTTAAATCGGTGAAGGATTTGAATGATGTTTTGATGAAGATGGATAAGAAGATTATATATTTATATGAATGTCGATGTAAATGTAATAGATGGATATTCAAATATTTTAATAGGATGATTAAATATCTTAATCCAGAGATAAAGGTGAAGGTAATAAATGATAGATATAAAAATTTCAAGGATGATGATTTTATAATCCTTCCTTTTGATTGTCTTCAAACAGGTTTCCAAATTACTAAAAATACGAAGATTTTATGTAATAATAATAAAAAGAAGAAGAGAATTGATATATATGTTTTAAGTCCATTTATGTCTTCATATGGAATATATAATATGAAGGATAAAGAAATGGAACGAGAATATCATTATAAATTACATATAGGAACTCATAAGAAGATTGATGAATATTTAATAACGGAGGTATTAACATTCAAAGAGATTGAATTATTGAGTGAATATTATCCGCAAATAAGTCCAGAAGATAAATATGATAGTAATCTTGATAATATTTATTTCTTTTATTTCAATCATAAATTAGGAGATTTACATTCAACATTAACTTTATTATATATGGGCGTAATTGCTAATACTTATAATAGAAAACAATTACAAGAAAGAATTGACTTTAATCAATTTGGAAAATATAGAAAAATAAATGAAGATGAACGAGAAGAAATAGAAAGACAAAATTATTTAAGAAAGAAGGATATGGAAAGAAATTTTAAATTACAAGTTATTCCTTTAATAAAGAATTGTAATTATGTATATAGATATGAAAATATAAATACGCAAAATCCAATATGTCCTCCGCCAATATAATAAATGATTTAAATAATAGAATAGATACTAAATGTTTTCATTTTTATTTGAGGAAGATATAAATAAGATATTGAATAGATATAAGATAGATAAATTAGGAGATTATTCGTTAGATAAGAAGAAT